AAATGTCTAAAATTGCTTTAACTCCTAACGCTAGTGGCACAGGTACGCTAACCATTGCTGCACCTAACACTAGCACTGACAGGACTCTGACGTTACCTGACTCAACAGGAACTATTGATACGTTAGGTAGGGCTGGTAATGTTTTGCAGGTGGTTGCTATGACTACCACTACTCAAACTAGCACTACTAGCATATCTACATATTCTAATACTGCTATGACCGCAAATATTACTCCTTCTTCTAGTTCTAATAAAATTCTTATATTTTATTCAGCACCTATTAGAAAAAATAGCGGAAACGCGGCAACTGGAGCGCAACTTAGAATTGCAAGAGATTCTTCAACATATTTTGGACAACAAAGATATGTAGGTTGGAATAATAATAGTTCTATGTATGGTCAAGAAACTGCTTCTCTTTATTATTTAGATAGTCCTTCTACTACTTCTCAAGTTAATTACACTATACAAATAGCATCTAGTGTGGATGGACAAAATGTAAACGTAGGACATGACAATAGTGAACAATCTTTAGTTCTTATGGAGATCGCAGCATGAGTACCATAAAAGCAAACGCAATACTTGATGCTTCTGGTGGTAACACTGTTACGATCAATTCTGTTACGCCTACTGCTTATAACACTATGGGCAAGAACTTGGTTATCAATGGAGCTATGCAAATAGCACAGCGTGGTACTCAAAGCACTGGTATTACAACAACTGGATTTAGAACTGTTGACCACTTTAGAACATCTTTATCTAGTTTAGGAACTTGGACAGAAGATCAATCTACTGACGCTCCTTCTGGTTTTTCTAATAGTTTTAAACTCACTTGTACTACAGCAGATGCTTCACCTGCGGCTGGCGATGTTGCGTATATACGTTATATGTTTGAAGGTCTTGAATTACAAAATCTAGCTTATGGTACATCATCAGCTAAACCAATGACTTTATCTTTTTGGGTAAAATCTAATAAGACTGGTTCTGCTTCAGTACAGCTTTTACAAAATGACAATTCTAGTAAAAACATTAGCCCATCTTATACAATTAGTTCTGCAGATACTTGGGAATATAAAACTATTAGTATTCCTGCTGATACTGCTGGCAACATTGATAATGATAACGGACCTGCTGTATCTCTTATTTGGTGGTTAAACTCAGGTTCTACATACTCAAGTGGTTCTACTCAAACGTCATGGTCAACGTATTCAGCAGCAGATTCAAATCCTGCTAATTTAGGCGTAGGTGGAGCAACCTCAGATTACTTTGCAATTACAGGAGTCCAGCTAGAAGTTGGCTCAGTAGCTACTGAGTTTGAGCGCAGACCGTATGGCACTGAGTTGGCGTTGTGTCAGAGGTATTATGAAAAAGTAACTACAGATGGTGGTGGAGTAGTAGCTATAGGTCATGCTGTAACTTCTACTGTCGCTGTTTCTTGTATTCAATGGTCTACAGTTAAGAGAGCAAGTCCTACTGTTAGTACTTCAGGAGGTACTTATGCTAGAGATGCTGGAGGAAATAGTATAGCTGGTTCACTTAATACAGAACATAGTAATCCGGGTTTATGGCAATTTAATATTACAGTTCCTAGTGGATTATCTGCTGGAAATGCAAGTCAATTAAGATTAACTCTGGGTTATTATGCAGCTAGTGCGGAGCTTTAAATGTATAAATTAATAAATCCATCACATGAACAAACAGAAAGTACAGTAATTAAAAGATTAACTGATGGTGCTTTCATTCCTAAAGATCCAGCCAACACAGACTACCAAGAATATCTTGAGTGGTTAGCTGAAGGCAACACGCCTGAACCTGCCGACGCATAAGGAGAAATAAATGGCAACCGCAACCAAAAAACCAGCAGTCAAAAAGAAACCGGCAGCGAAAATGGTTGCCGTTCCGTCTACAACTAATACTCAAGCACAGCTAGATGCCCATGAAAGAGAGTGCGCAGTTAGGTATTCTTCAGTATTAGAGAAACTACAATCCCTTCATAATCGTATGTGGCGACTAGAAGGATATTTGATTTTTGGTATTGCGGCTATTATTCTATCTAAATACATACACTTACTGTAGGAGGTTGTATGGCAAAGAACTGGATTAAGGATGCTATAAAGAAACCTGGGGCTTTAAAACAAGCTTTAGGTGTTAAAAAAGGGCAGAAAATTCCGGCTAAAAAACTAGCGGCAGCAGCCAAAAAACCGGGTAAACTGGGGCAACGAGCTAGGCTTGCTCAAACCTTGAAGAAAATGAAATGACAACTACAAATACAACTACTTTTAACCTAGATCTCAATAACCTTGTAGAAGAGGCATTTGAGCGTTGTGGGTCTGAGCTACGTACTGGTTATGATATGCGTACTGCTCGACGGTCATTGAATCTATTAACTATAGAATGGGCTAATCGTGGCATTAATTTATGGACGGTCGATCAAGGTACCATTGCTCTTACGCAGGGTACTATTTCATACAATTTACCTGTCGATACTATTGATTTGTTGGATCACGTAGTGCGAACCGGAACGGGGCAAAATCAAAGCGATATAAATATTACTCGTATCAGCTCCTCTACATACTCCACTATACCTAACAAAAACGCTCAGGGTAGGCCAATACAGGTATGGGTGGACAGGCAATCTGGGGCTACAGAACCTAGTGGAGTTGCTTACCCAACAATTAACGTGTGGCCTGCGCCGGATCAAACTAACTACTATACGTTCGTATACTGGAGACTTAGACGCATTCAGGATGCTGGTAATGGCGTGAATACTCAGGATATCCCATTTAGGTTCCTGCCTTGTATGGTAGCTGGACTGGCTTATTACCTATCGCTTAAGATACCAGAGGCTATGAACCGTATCGAGATGCTGAAGATGGCTTACGAGGAGCAGTGGAACTTGGCTTCTACTGAGGATAGAGACAAAGCCTCATTGAGACTGGCTCCTAGAGAGATGTTCTATTAAGGGTAGCTATGCCTAATAAATATGCTACTGGCAAGAAAGCGATAGCGGAATGCGACCGTTGTGGGTTTCAATATAAGCTTAAGGAGTTAAAAGAGCTAACAATTAAGACCAAAAACGTTAATATTCTGGTATGTCCTACGTGTTGGGAACCGGATCAGCCACAGTTACAGCTAGGTATGTACCCTGTAGACGATCCACAGGCTTTACGCAACCCCAGACCAGACAATAGCTACCCTCAGTCAAGGGATATACAATGGGGTTGGAATCCTGTAGGTTTAGATAACCAATTGAATTTAACGGGGCTTGAAGATGATTTGGAAGCCGATGGTGCAATCGGTACGGTAACAGTAACAATCAGTTAAGGAGTTGTCATGAAAGACACTAACAAGTATACACAACCAAAAGAAGTGCCTGTGCCAAACACAGCAGGTTATCCAAACAACGTAGCTAATACTCAGACTCAGAAGGTAAGGGGTGCAGGTGCAGCTACTAAAGGAACTGGATTCAGTAAAAGAACAGCCTAATGAACTACGCTACTTTATTTGAGACGATTCAAGGTTACGCTGAGAATACGTTTCCTAACACATCGGTAAATGATACTTCTGCTTCCGCTACGACTTTTACGAGCAAAGAGCAGATAGATACGTTTATACAACAGGCTGAGCAGCGCATTTATAACGCTATTCAGTTACCGGATTTTAGGAAAAACGTTACCGGCAATATGACCTCTGGCAATAAGTACTTGAGTGTACCGGCAGACTTTTTGTCTGTTTATTCTCTTGCGGTTATTGACGCTGACGGAGTTCAGTCGTTTCTACTCAATAAAGACGTAAACTTTATTCGGGAATCTTTCCCTGACCCTGCTAGTACTGGGGTTCCAACGCATTATGCGTTATTTAATTCGGAAGCTTTTATACTTGGGCCTACACCCAACTCAGCTTATTCTGCGGAGCTTCATTATTTCTACTACCCAGAGAGTATCGTAACAGCAAGTACTTCATGGTTAGGAGATAACTTTGATTCTGTGCTTTTGTACGGGTCATTGCTTGAAGCAGCTACTTTTATGAAGTCAGAAGCAGATGTATTGCAAGGGTATCAGAAGAGGTATGACGAGTCTCTTGCATTACTTAAGGAGCTTGGCGACGCTAAAAATCGTCAGGATATGTATAGAACCCCACAGATAAGGTACCCGGTTAAATAATTATGGATGAAGTCGCTTTTTTATTAGGTGGTGGAGTTAGAGTAGAAACAACAAGTAATCGAGGGTTTACTCCAGAAGAGATTGCCAATCGAGCAGTTGATAGGATTATTTCTATTGGAGATCAAACTCATCCGGCTATTAGAGATCAGGCTCAAGCCTACAAAGAGCATATACGAAAGACTTTAATTTTTTATATAAATGAGGCTGTGAGGTCTCACAACGTTACCCTGGCAAACAAGCTCAAAAAAGCGGGTTATCCAGAACTTATACCAATCTTAGATTCATAAGGAGTCAAACATGGCAATTACACAGGCGATGTGTACTTCGTTCAAAGCTGAACTCATGCTAGCAGTGCATGATCTTCGGAACACTACTGGAGACACATTTAAATTAGCCCTTTACACATCATCTGCATCTATTGATGCAAACACCACAGCTTATAGTGCTACCAACGAAGCATCAGGTACAAACTATACGGCTGGCGGAGAGAACCTAACCAATAACGGTGTTACTTCAACCAATACGAGTGCATCTGCTGGCACGGGTTTTGCAGACTTTGCAGACCTTACATTTTCAAACGTATCAGTAACCGCACGTGGTGCTCTTATCTATAACAACACACCATCAGCTGACGGTATTTCTGGAGCAGTTCCAAATGCTGCAGTTGCGGTATTAGATTTTGGTGCAGATAAGACATCTACAGACGGTGACTTCGTTATTATTTTCCCAACAGCAGACGCGACATCGGCAATCATCCGTATTGCGTAGTTAAGCTATGGCAGCCACTGGCGACTGGGGTGAGGGTAGATATGGCGTAGCCTACTGGGGTTATGGTCAAATTGATGCGTCTGCATCACCTACCGGACTCTCAGCAACCAGTGGTGTTGGTACAGTATCTGCGGTTACTGGCGACGCAAATGTAACATTAACAGGGGTATCAGCCAGTGGAGCATTAGGCACTTCAGTAGTTAGAGGTGCTGCAACTGTAACGGTTACTGGAGTCGAAGCTAGTGGTGATTTAGGTTCTGTAGTCGTTAGAGTTGCAATAGATGCAGAAGTAACAGGTGTATCAGCTAGTGCGAGTGTAGGAACAACCAGTGTTACCGGGGACGCAAATGTAACGCTAACTGGAGTAGAAGCCAGTGGTGCTCTTGGAACGGCAACAATCAGCGGCGATACAAACGTATCAGTTACCGGTGAAGAAGCTATTTCAAGTGCAGGTTCAGTCTCTATTACTGGTGCTGCAAATGTAACGCTAACTGGGGTTTCAGCTAGTGGGGCGTTAGGAACAGCAACTACTACATCAGATGCAAATGTAACGGTTACTGGTGAAGAAGCTAGCGCAAGTGTAGGATCAGTTTCTGTTGTAGGTAAGACAAATGTTTATCCGATTGGGGTATCAGCTAGCGGAGCACTAGGTACAGCGGTTGCTAGAGGTAAAGCAAATGTAACAGTTACGGGTGAAGAAGGTACTATTACCCTTGGAGCATATGCTGTTAAAACCATAAACCTCATATCAGTTACTGGGGTTGAGGCTAGTGGAGAACTCGGAGATGCTGATGTTGTAGGTAGAGCAAAGGTACGCTTAGTTGGAGTTTCGGCGCAGGGGCTAGTAACTACGCCGTTAGTTTGGAATACAATAGTGCCGGGTCAAGACCCGAATTGGCAGTTAATTAATGACGATCAGACTTCAGGATGGCAAGAAGTAGATGATACACAATCAGCTAATTGGTTAAAGATAGCAGCATAGGAGCTATAAATGGCAAGTACATACTCAACAAACTTAAAACTTCAGTTAATGAGTACTGGAGAAAACCTCAATTCTTGGGGGTCTGTTACTAATACTAACTTGGGTACAGCTCTCGAAGAAGCTATTGGCGGAACCGCTAACGTGACTTTTTCTAGTGCTGATGTGACTTTGACTCTTTCAGATAACCCCGGTACCCAAACCGCTAGAAATATGAGATTGAATCTTACGGGTGTATCTGGTGGGGCTAGGGATTTAAATGTACCCGCTATTGAGAAAATGTATCTCGTGTACAACGGCCTCTCAGATGCGTGTACGGTAAAGGTTTCGGGGCAAACAGGTGTAACGGTACCAGTGGGTAAAACCATGCTGCTTATTAATAATGGTACAGATGTGGTTGACGCTGTTACCCACCTTTCTTCTTTAACTCTAGCTTCAGCACTTCCGGTAACTAGTGGGGGTACAGGAACTACTACTTCTACTGGCACGGGGTCAGTTGTATTATCTGCTTCTCCAGTACTAACAGGGAATCCTACGGCACCTACTCAAAG